TTACGACGAGTGGACTGTCTCCTGTCGAGATAAGTCTGGGGTCGGCCTTGTTAATTACAAGGAGACGCCGAAGATACCGGACCGCAAGGCCCGGCTAAAGTTGAAAGGAATAGGCAATGCCCATACCTCAAAACCTGCAAACAAACGAAGTAAGAAACAGTGTCGGTACCGAGGTTGAATTCATCGGTACTGGCCCCGACGGCCGATCCAGGACGTTCATTCAGTTGAACGAAAATCCAAGTCAGGAGCATCGTATCAAGGTGCAACACCAAGAAACGGGCACTGGCATGAAGAAGAACAGACGATCCAATATCCGTCTTGACAAGGTTGTCATTTCGACGGTGGATAATCTGACTCCTGTCCCTATCACTGGCAGCTTCACGTTGAGCATCCCTGTGGGTGCCCTCGTGACCTTAGCTGAAGTGAAACATGTAGTCGCTGAAATGCTCTCGTTCCTAGCCACAACTGGCGCTGGAACGACTGTACTCTTCGATTGCACGGGTTACGGCGCGGAAGCCCTTGTCAACGGCACTCTGTGAGTGCCCGTTGGCTGTGGCTTATCAACGTGTTACGTGCTATCTGTACGTTTGTCCTGACCTTTATGGACAGGCGCGCAGAGAGAGCAACCGCACGTTGTCGTGCTCGCATGTCGCGGTCGAAAGACCGCAGTGACTGTAAACCCATCATTCGGCGTAAGCCTTACGATTGGGAATAGTCATTGTCATGTAGTTCCCTAACCACTCCACACGTGTGGGTGGCTCTAGGGAAGCATGATATTTGCTTGTGCGTCGACATCAGAGGGCAAGGAGCCCCGGTAGTTGGCAGGACGACGAACGTCTGTGCGGTCAGCGATGATCACACGGAACGATCCTAGTTCTCCATCTTCCACACCCCCAGAGGGGTTATTGATGTTACTGGGGTTTGAGACCTCATCAGGGATGGACAGGACAACCAAGGCAACGCGCCTTGGTCCCGATCCCAGCCTGAGAGGCTTGAACTCGCTTATATCGAGTGGAAACGTTTCAAACGGTTTCATTTGGTATAACTTACTTCGGAATAGCGGACACGAGGGTATGGCTCAAGGAAGGACACCATTATGGATCCTATTAAAAGCCTTGATGAGTTCTCACTCATCGCCAACGTGCTCCGTGATGTCTCACTGACTCACCGGAGCTGGTTCAGTACAGCAAGCTGCGAACAGACAATTAGTAAAGTCCGATCGCGGCTTGATTCAGAGGGACGGGGTTTTCTCACGAAAACCCTGCCGTTACTCGGGAAGGCGCTAGATAAGGCCCTCTCAAGTGGTCAATCGTTCGATCTAACTAACACCGGGTTCCAACCCAGTGAAGGTAGAGTTACGCCAGTTTTTCTAGGCGAATTCTTCGAACGTGTATTGTCAGCATCGGGCAGCCCATTAATACCGGGCTGCGCAAGTAGTGTCTGTGTTCTTCGGCAAATTTTATACCTGTTTTACAAGTATGAGTTGCCCTACACATCAGACCAGGAACAAGCAGTTCTGACCCAGTTCGAAAGGACCGAGACAGAATTAATAGAAACTGATACTTACTTGCACAACGTGCAAGTCTGGATGCAGTGGAGCGTGGATTCACCCGTACGAAGGCGTAATTGCCCAAGGATGGTGAAGATCGCGCGCGCTGCCAGAGCGACTCTTCGTGAGTTGTTCCGGCATTTCGACTTGTCAGATATTTCGCCCTCGCACGGTCCTGGGGCAGTCTCTACTGGAGAGAAGCCCTGGGAGAAGTACAAGTGGCGGAATGTTCCGACGCGACTCACAGACATGTATCCTTTTGACGCCTTCTTTTGCGCGTCTATTGGACAAGTTTGTGACGAGCATCGTAAATGGTCTTCCATTAACGATGAGAGTGAGGTACCGGC